GCCTAGAATTTTTATATCTTCCATTCCCATCAAAAATAAGGAAATCTAGCAAATTCCGTCGTGAAAGCTCCTTAGTTGCCTCCAGCCGTATCATTTCCATCTTATCCACCCTTACCACCAGCTAACGCTCTTAGCTCTTCGATAGTAAGTCCAGAAAAAGGATTGGTATTTAACTGTCCTGACAGCTGCATTTTCTCAATATATTCACCATCCATTTTATTCAAAATATCTAATGCCTTTAATCTATCCTGTACCTTTTCATTTCCGTTTTTAATAACTTCTGTTAAAAACTCTCGTCTTTCAACAGCTGTCATTATTCTACTCGTTTTTGCTTTTTCTTGTAATTCTTTTATGTATTCCTGTACTGCCGTATTTTGCCGTATTTTACTAACATTTTTATTTGTATATTTTTCACTATACCCAGCCTTTATTGCGGATTCAGTAGCATTTCCGCAAGCTACATAATATTCACAAAAAGCCTTCTGCCTTGCATTTAATTTCAATGCTACCGCCTCCTTCTGTAACAAAAAAAAGACAGCTTTTAAACTGTCTTAATTCCTAATATAGCTAATCAAATCCATCGGTCATTGACATTGATTGTCAATTTCCAAAAATCTCAATATAACATATTATACCATAAAAAAAGGTATAGTCAAGGTACTAAAAAGGTAGTCAAAAGGTAATTTTAGTCAAGTAAAACTTCCGGAAAGAGTAAATACTGTATTCCTTCAACCAATCTCGTTCTATTTTTTCCTATAGTCTTCTCAGTTACTCCTATTTCTTCCGATATTTCCTCTATAGTAAAATTTTTAAAATATCTCAATTCGATAATTTTAAAATATTTATCTCTTTCAAAATATTTCAAAGCATCTTCCACCCTAAAAATTCTTTTTTCCAGTTTTCTGTTTTCTCCCTCCAAATACTCGATTCGACTTAATTCCTTTTCGGGAATCCCTTCAATTTTAATAATCCCTCCTTTTATATTTTCAGAAAAAACAGGTTTTGATTTTATTGCTCTCAACCCTTTTTCTTTTATTTGTGTTATTTCATCCTCATTTCTTTTTAAATTAATTTTATAAAGCGGATAAGACCTAAGCATTGCCTCTGTCTCCGTGTATTTATCCCCTGATTTTCTTTTTTCCATCTTTTCAAATATTTTATCTGCAATTTTTTCTATGTCTTTTTCGTTCATATATTTTTTTTTACTCCCTCTTCAAAATTTTTTTCTCAAAAACGACTTTCTGCGACTGAACTTATTTCAAGAATGAAAGTCCACAAAGCACTATAAAGCCGATTAATAAAACTTTAAGTATATTTTTTATTGCTCGTTTCCTTGCAAACCTTCTTTGATTCGTTATAGTTCTGAAATCTACAAACATTTGGCGTTCAATCTCCTCATACCATCTTTTCAGCTCATTTAGTTCAAAATGTATAAACAAAATTACAAAAAAAAGCATTGCAGCTATCAAATATATCTTTATCATAAATCCTCTCTTTCCACTGAATTTCTAGTACATTTTAATAAACATTCTATTAAACATCTCTTTTTTTGATTTCTCAAATAGCATTAACAAAGTTTTATTTGAAAAATTTTTATAATTAAAATTAAATCCATACACTTCTATTCTTTTATGCACATTCAATCTTTGTCTCATATCAACTTCCCATTTTAGCCATTTTTCTAATTCTTTTTTACTCTTCTTTCTAACTATTACACCTTTTCCATTTTCACTGTAAATAATCACTTGTTTCAATCTTATCTTCTCCTTCAATAATTTCTTTTAACTTCGGTTCTTCAAACAGTTCACTTTTAGCAATCTTACCTTTTTTAGCTCCTTTCGTGTAATAAACAGGTTGGCCATTCTTATCTAATTTCGTCATATTAGAACGATGAACTTCTTTAAATGCCAAAAGAAATATCCTATTAAAATTATTTTTTTCAATTTTGTCGCATATTTCTATCAATTCAGGATCCATCGTATCAAAGTATAAGACCCTTGCAACAAGGTCGACATTTCCTTTACATTGCTCCAATAATGTTCCTATATACACATAAGCCATATCCGCAACTGCATCCAGTTTTCCTACTGTATCATTTTCTATTTCGGCTTTCATGTACTCCGTTTTCTCTTCCATAAGCAGTAAATCTCTTAAACGCTCTCTCTCTTCTGTCATATCCTTATTTAAAAATTCTTCCTGCTTGAAAGCCAAATAAAATTCCTTGACCATTTTAGCCATCATTTCCCACTGTTCCATCTATCCTTCCTCTCTTTCATCCCATTCTAAACTGCATTTTTTCATATATTCTAAATATCTCTTGGCTTTTTCTTCTGTTTCAAAATAATTCCCAAAATCATATCTAGCATTATCTTCATTATAATCCCAATCATTATCACTGGTAATCTCACAGTAATCATTTATAAAAAAATAGGTCTCCTTGCTTTCTGCTCTCCATCTTTTCTCAACACCATATTTTTCATTGACAGCTTCCACCTTGTCTTCTATTATCCTTTTAACTATATCATTGCAGACATTTACAGTATTGTTCAAATCAGAAGACTTTAAGTACAAGTAATTACTAAGTGTCATGAAACTGGGATCAATCAATGAAGTTGACATTACTTTTAATTCATCATCTCTGAAATTGCCGAGTTTTAATACTTCCTCATTTTGTTTTCTAATTCTCCAGGCCCATTTATCCCAAACAGGCGTAAATTCTATTTCCAATACACTTTCCTTTTTCATTTTTTTCTCCTATTATTTTAATATTAATTAATATTCTAATAAATCACAAAATATAAAATTTATCCTTATTTTCAAGCTCCAAAAAGTGAAACCTATTTAAACCCAATAAAAATCATACTTTCAGAGAAAGGTTTCGGTTACACTTTGCTTTTTTAAAGTTCCTATATAAAATACTACTTCTTCTCCATAATTGAGAACAAACAAATTCCCAGAAAAACTTTTATCGAAAACAAGTGTAACAAGTGTAACACACCTACTTATATAACACTAGTCTATATTTATATAATATTATATAACCCTTTAAAAATAATAAATATAATATATTATAACATAGTGTTATATAACATTTTATAGTGTTACACTTTGTGTTACACTTTGAAGAAAATGTTTCACTTTAAGTGTAACTTTTTGACTTTTTTTATCTTTTTTTACCTTTTTCTATCTCCAATAATATATAAAATATATTGATAAATAGGTCAATCATCATTTAAGTAATTTATTAATGAAAATTCAATTCTTTTTCCAGCTAGTTATATGAAACATAGATTAAAAACAACCGCAGTTTATTCATTGTTTTCATCTACTGGCTGAAATGCTCTGTATGTTTTTTTATTCCTTCTTATAACCTTAATTTTTAATCTATGAACATTATAAATAGCCTCTCTTAACATCTTTTTACTGGCTGTTAAATCATTTTCTTCACACCATTGCTCAAATTCCAAGTATATTTCCTGATTAGTCTTGCCAATGATGTCCTCTTTTGTTAAATCCTTTACATATATTTCAGCTCCATTGTTTTCTTCATGATATTGTCTGTTAAAATCTGCTACGATACTGCAATTTGTAAAATCTCCATTTTCATATAATCTTTTATACCCTTCAATAATTAACCTTAGCCAATATTCCAAAGCCTTCTGAGTAGTTAATTTAGTAATAAACCTTGGATCCTTTCTCTTTGGTTTGGAGTACATTGGAAGCCAAAGGACTCTACGCTTATAGCTTTCTCCTTTTTCCCATGATTTCAATATATGATTTGATGTAAATATCAAACTTGTAGTCATAGCTGCAGATGTTGAGTTTTTAAACATTTTTCTAATTTCCACATAGTCACAGGTAGAAATATTTTTCAACATCTCCATATCCTTGCCATTAATTGGCTGATCTTGAATATCATCACCTAAATTAACCAATTTACCATCCATACTATACGCATATCTCTCATCTGACATTTGCTTTATCTTCAACCCACTACAATTCTCTCTGTTCAAAATACTTCTGATAATACTTAATAAAGTTCCTTTACCATTTCCTCCATCTCCTACAAAAATAAAGAACTTTGCTAGAGACCTTTTCACTTCTGGATCAGTAATTAAACCATGTGCCAAAATTTCAAATAGCAAATCTCTATACTTCTCATCATTATTAGTCAATTGAGCCACATAATTATCAACTATTTCAACTGGTTCAGCTTCAGGTTTATAATCTAATTCAACATAGTAAGGAGTAAATTCCTTATAGTCATCAATTTCAACAAACTCTCCATTTATTAGTACACCATTATTAAATTTTATATTAAAAATAGTATCTAGTGGTATCTTTTTACTTCTATACAGCATTTGCTTACAAACTTCATCCACATAAGCAGTCTTCTGGTCTCCAACCATACTGTAAATCATATGTTTTAATGACAACTCATCGTTTTCATATTTAGTACCGTTATAACAATAAAGCTCATTTTTATAAACACAAGTGTTAAAATCTTTAATCATTTTAGTAGCTACCAAATATTCACCATTTTTTGTTGCTTCAAATCCAGTATCCCTTATAATTGTTTCAAACTCATTTTCATCTAAGGGGTCTGCAAATATGTACTGATTTATAAAATGGAGAATCCTTTTTTCTTCAGCATACCCTGCCAACTTAGCACGATGCGAAAAAAGTGCGTTATTTCTTCCGTCATTTTCACTAAGGCCCAATAGACTTTCAAATTTTCTGTTAGCTTGGAATATTTCAGGTAATTCCTGTCTCACATCATTTCTTTCAACTTTTCTATGTTTTCCGTTTCTTTTTATCGTACAGCTTTTAGTATTTCCTGTATGTTTATATTCTATTTTAAAACCTAGAGGACACACTCTAGCAGCTCCACGAAATCCTAGTGGTTTCTTGAAGTATAAATGCACTCCTCTATCCGTCCATACAGTCCGTGTACGAATGTTAAAGTACTTTAGCAATACTTTTATCGTCTCAATGTCTAAACAGTCTATATCGACCACCAAATCGTCATCAGTCAACAACCAACCAGCGTCTTTAAAGTAAGTATCATTATCAGATATTTCAGCATTTTTAGCAGCATGTTTTTGACCTGGTTTATACTCTATATACATCTATTATATCTCCCACATTTTCAATTTCTTGTTTATAATTTGATAATAATGGTTCAGATCAACAATTTTCTCAAAGTTTTCTAGTTTACTGCAATCGTCATTCCACAAGAACATTTTTTCAGGAGCGTCGGCAAACTTAACAAGTCCACCGTCTAATCTTTTCTTACTCAATTGAATTCCATTGTTTCTACAAGCAAAAACTCTATTTATATTCTGATATTTCTTATTGTCCTGGTCAAAAGTTCCTTGATAAGTTCTTCCTGCTTGAAGTATATACTGGTATAATTCAGGTTTAGTTCTATTTTCAATCAATGTTTCAAGTACATCTTTATTATGCACCAATTTATTTACAACAGCTATATCAATGATTCTACCATTGTTATTACTAAAATATTTGTCACCACTAAACTTATTAACATCCCCACCTTTACATTTGATATAATCCCCTTTTACACCTATATAGTTATTAACATCTTTCTGAATAAACAAATCAAAATTATCTTCTTCCAAATTTAATTTAAACTCTTTCTCCCATTGCTCTTTTACTGCCAAATACTCAGTGGAGTTAGTTGTAAAAGCCACACCATCAGTATTTATATTAATTATTTGGCAACTATTCGACAATCTTTTGCACAATTCATATAGTGCTATTTGGCCATAAACGCATACGGAATAAGCAGCACGAGGATTATTTAAGACAGAATATTGATTATTTAAGTTTCCATACACCGAATTAAGAATTAATTTAAGAGCGTCGCTTTCCAGTTTATCTTTATGTTTTATCTCAACCCTACGGTTCAATATATCTATATATTTACTTGTAGCAGGGCCTAGTGCGTTTAGCAAAATGATTATATTAGGATACATGCTCGTAACATCTAATAATTTTACATTTTTAACTCTAATTGGCTTAGATGGTGCTCCATGCAGTCCTCCAAATCCAAATTGAATATCATTCCCAAACTCTTTTTTCGTTATAGTCTTTGTCTTCAATTCAAATGCTGGCTCATTCAACTGTAGCCACATTTCTTTTACTTCTAAATCAACTTTATCCAATAGGTTTTCTTCAATTCTGATACTACTCCATTTATTTATTTTTCCAGAAGTAGTAAGCAGATTCCCTGAAATAGTTGTTGTATTCCATTTTTTAGCTTTACTGTTTCCAAGTTTTTTTACCAATAGTTCTTTTGTCTTAAAATAAGAATTTTCCCTCAGTTTATACACTTCAATGGTTGTATCCACATCATACCCACAATAAAACATTGCTTCTTTCAGTTCCTCATTTGTCAATTTCCTATCTATATCAAACGGTACACTGCTTTCAAGTATCATTTTACCCATATTTCCTTCAATTTTCTTTAACCCTGGTTTAGATACATTAATTTGCTGGAAACAGTCAAGACTATTTATGCAGCTATCCACTTCCTTATCTGCGTTATTTCCAGAGATAATTCTGTCATTAAATTCTTTTAATTGATAATTACTCCAACCTCTTATCATTTTTGTAAGAACTAAGTCGTCATAAAAGTAGTTGTTATAACCAACTAGAGTTTTACCTTTTATAAAATCTCGAAGTTCTTCAAAATCATTGTGAAATATTCTCAATGTATTTTTATTTATATCTTTAAAAACCACAAAAGCGTCATACTTATATACCTCAATATCATAAAATAATAGATTTTCCATACATCAATCCTTTCAATAAAGGGACATCGTTTGACATCCCTTTATATAATTACTATTTCTTTTTATTTTTCTTAACTAATGGCTTAATATCTACCCATATGAATCTACCACCAGCTTTTTTTACTTCAAACATTACAGTTCGACCTATTAATTCATCTTTATTTTCTACATCTACCCCAAATTTATTTTTAAATTGTTCTAATTTTTTCACTTTTTCCTGAGGATTGATAAAGAATTTTTTCATTCCATCAACCCATTTGGCATAAACCATTTTATTTTCATAGATTTTTCCTTCATACTCGATATGGATTTTAATTCCCACATCATCTAACTTAATTTCTTTGATTACAGCTTCATCAATTAGTCCTAATTCCTCATCAGTAAACTTATCCACCGAACTTGTTTCCCACAAACTGCAATATGTATTGTAATCATAAATATCTTTTCTAACTCCCACACAATTATGTAAATCATCAAAATCACAATTAAAATATTCCTGACACCATTTCTCTACTTTCTCAGCTTTTTCAGGATCATCAACAAACTTCGCTTGAGTTCCAGACCAGCTTTGTTTATTAAAATTAACTTCTCTTATTTCTCCAGCTTCTTCATGTAAAAAAGTCATAATTGCTTTTTTTCCTTCATTTTCATAAACCACTTGTACTAATTCTAAATCTTTTAATAATTCCATCTATTTTTCCTCCATAATATATTTGATTTTATTTTCTTTTAATAACATTTCAGTCAATTTTGCGTCTTTTTCATCTGATATGATAAAAATGTATTTTTTATCAGATTTTTCCGCTTTCTTCATAACTTCTTCAACTTTTTTATTCTTTTCTTCCCTTGCTTTTGCATTCTCAATAGATTGTGCTAAGTTAAATGTTTCCAAATATTCTTTTAAAATCTCATTATCTCCAAGATTCTTTATAACTCCAATATCCATTTTTCTTTGTTCTAACCAGTCAGATAATTCATTTTCCAGCTTATCTAGCGAAGTCGTTTTATTAGCCATATTTTCTTTAAAGAAATTCTCAAAAGTTATTACATCATTGAAATCATAATGTTTCACTTTATCTTCAAACATTTCTTTAATTACAGCTTTTTTATTTCTTCTTTCAGTTTCTTCCATTTCTCGTATTTGACTTCTGACAATATTATCAGCTTCTTTTACAATTGCCACTATCTCTTTTACTTGTGTTTCAAATCCAGTATAAGGTTTCAACATCTCTTTTTTTATCTTGATTCTATGATCTTCCAGTTTTTTCACATCTTTATTGACTTCAGCTATCAGTTTTTTAGATTCCTTGATATTTTCTTCTGTTACTTCAACTTTTTTTAAATTCTCACTTAAATTTAATGCCTTCTCTTTTATATACTCATAAGCATTAAAATTTATCTTCCCAACTTCAAATTCAACAATCCCTGTTTCATTAATATTCATTAATTCATTCATATTCTTACTCCTCTTCCCATTCAATATTATCATAAGCATAATCTACTAACAGTTTCACAACTTTTGAAGCAGAATAGCCTGTGGCTTCTTTTATTTCATTTATAATTTCGTATGTATCCGTTCTCACTTTTACAGCAATATTCCCTGATTTTGATTCTCTTTTTCTTCTTATTAAAATTAATTTTTCCATCTGTTATCTCCTATTCTATTTTTAATAAAATCTCTCACTTTTATGTAATTCTATAAATTTACTGTCACTATTTTTTCTATGCATGTAGTAGAACGCTTTTGCACTTTGTGTTGAAAGATGTCTTTTAGCATTCTGAAAAGCATCATACTTATATGATTTGTCGTTCATAATTAATTCTATCTTCTTCTCATCATGATTACTCTCAATAAAGAAATAATCATATTTAATATCAGGAGCATTCTCAAGCGTTGATGTATCTGTTGCATAAATTACATCATTATCGCCTATTTTGAATACATAACCTGTTGTTACTACATCGTGTATGCATTCAAAAGGAATTACTTCCATTTCTCCAATTTGATAACTAATTTCTGTACTTAAAATCTTTTCCAGCTCTCTTTTCCCAACTTCCATAGCCACTTCATAATTTGAATAAATCTTAATATGCTTCCATTTGTTTCTGATACTCTTGAATGTAGATTTTTTCAAATGGTCTGAATGTTTATGAGTAATGAAAAGATAATCTATATCTTTTAAATAATCTTTTAATTTTGCATAAGGAACTCCGCAATCAACTAAAATATTATTGTTAATAATCACGGCATTTCCTTTGCTTCCTGATTGTATTACCTTGTATTCCAATATTCCTCCTAATCTCTTAACGCCAAAGGCATCATTAAATAAAGCCAGTCATCACTAGCGCCACCTTTAACAAGTACCGTACTCTTATTATTGAGCATTTTCATCACTACTGTCTTGTCCTTGATTTTTTTAATAAAATCCAGCAGGTATTTCACATCTAATGCTATTTTTAAATCATTGCCATTCTGAATTGTTGCCAGCTCTTCTTTAAATTCTGAATGTCCGTCATTTGATTTTATTAACAATTTGTTCTGTGTGAAGTTAAATACCGCTCCATTTCTATATTCAAGAGAATTTTTAGCCACAGAATAAGCACGTTTAAGTGCGGGTACAAAATTTTTAGTGCCTAAGACTACCGTTGTTCTATTTTTATCCAAGCTAGATGTTATAGTTTTGTAATCTGGGAAAACAAGGTCAACTAACCTGGATACAACTTCTATTCCTACAAATTTAAACGATATTTCATTTTTTCCTATAGAAACTGCTGTCATTTCATCAGGTGCACCTAATTTAGATTTCATAACTTTTAAAAGTCCTTTAACGGTTTCCAGAGGTATGCTCGCACCAAAATCTTCAGGCTTATTTGGGCTAGGATTTAATTGAACTCTTGCATAGGCCAAACGGTAGGTATCTGTCCCAATAGCCTTTAAATATTCTCCATCTAAATCGAGTCTCACACAATTTACAGCAAAATTTTCAACATTTGTGGAAGCAGAAAACATTACATTCTCAAAAAGATTTTTCAAGTCTTCCTTCTGAAACGAATAATATTCTGGCACTTTTACACTTTCAAAGTCAGGAAAAGTGCTTCCTGTTATCAATGAAATTTTTCCCTTAGAATCATTTGTCTGGACAATTATTTTATCCTTTTCAACTGCGATTGTAACATCATTACTGGAGATTCCTTTTACCAGATCCTTAAAAATTTTACAGGGAACCAGAGCTTTTCCACCACCAGTTATTTCTCCCGCAATTTCAATCCTTACAGACTTTTCCGAATCCGAAGCTCTTAATATTAAAACATTTTTCTTTTCATCAGCTTCTATAAATATCCCTTTCAAATATTCTTTTCCTAACTTCTTTTTTTCTGCAAAATTTTCTGCAATTTTAACAGCTTCCAGAAGTTTCCAAGTTTTTACTGTCGCTTTTAGTTTATCTTCCATTTTTTTATCCTTTCATTGATTTAATAGGCTGACATCAGTAAAAATGACAATTGCATTATTAATAAATATTTAGGAAGTATAATGTCAGCCAAGTTTTTTTTATGGAGTTTCTTCTCTCCAAAGTATTGATTTAATTGTCTAAATTTGCTATAATTAAGATGAGTTAAGACAAGCACTCATCCTGTTTTAGCCAGTGTTAGACAGTCGCTGGCTATTTTTTATTTTCATAGCCTCTTTTCTTTTACATCCAACCCAGGCAATTTCAAGTCCAGCTTCTTCAAATGCTAATAAAGTTATAGCATCCTGTTCAAAGTCGGCTTCCCCACCTTCTATGATCACCTCTTTTATTTCCTCAAATTTCTTGTCCGTTTTTGTAATAAAAGTTTTAATGTACATTCTATTTTTCTTGTCAAAATCTTTTAGTTTTACCTGTACAAATCTCTTAAAAATATTGTAATATGCAAATATCACAAGCATCTGTTTTGTCGCAGTTTCAGTATCTCTATACCTAGTTTTTAAATATTTGCCAAATTTAGTTTTTAAAAT